TCCACCACATGTTCCATAAATTCTTCTGTATGATTGAGTATGAACGTCCTACCCATACGTTTATCGGCATGTAGGTCTTTGGGTTTCTTTGTCTCTACTAAATCTATACCCATTTTTTCTAGTTCAAGAACAATATCTTTAGGAAATGTCTCTGTCTTTGGCTTATAGTCTTTAATAAGAGATTTAAGATATATAACTTTATTCTTCATAGTTTAGAAACAAAAGGTAATGGAAAGGTATCATCAATAGCTTTTTACAAAAGTGTGATGATGTTGATGTCTTTCTTAGCTTTTATAGACTTATAGTTTAAACTATAGTCAATACTACAGTAGTGGAACTTTATTAAAAATCATCAATTAAGCAGACTATAGTTAAAACCTGTAGTTAAAACCTGTAGTTAAAACCTGTGGATTACTGGCGGTCTAGTCAGTCTCCCAACTAGACCTACCCCCCTACAGTGCTATAGATGTATGTGGGATAAGTTATAGCTTAATCCAAGAGTTCTCAGTTTGAGTTCCCCAGTATTTATCTAATTCAGCAGTCATTCTCTCATCTTTTCGCTGTTCGTAAGCTAAATCTTGGTCTTTAACCAAATGTTGTAACCAATAGGCACAAGCCATTTGTAAAGCATCAATTCTATCGTCTTGATTTAGAGTGTTTGCTCCTTTTTGAAGACGAGATATTTGATAAAATAACTGGTAACGCAGAGCATGTTCAGGACTATATAATGAATTAGTTAATTCATAATCCCTTTTGATTACTTCTGCATCTACTATAATTCTGTGTTGAGATATTAAAGGTTCTAGTGTGTCTAAAATTCTTCTATGTTTATTAGTCGTTTGTCTTATTAATTCTGTAGTGCATTTATAATTTTTTATTAAATAAGGTTTTAATAAAACTTCAAACATTCCTTGACCGAAATTGTCTTCTATTAAAATCTTATTTACTTTATGTTTTTTTGCTATTTGAGTTAGTTTATTTAAAACATGTTCTGTATAACCTGCTGAAAATCCACCTGCATCTAAAACATAAATATTTCCATTTAATAAACCTGTAACGACATAACTGGTTTCATTTGAACCTTTTCCTGATGGGTCAATAGCCATAACCTTAGAAATATAAGGAAGCCATTCTCCTTGTATCTGCATGGGTCTGTAATAACTGTCTCCTTGTAAACCAACATTAGGTAAATCATCATGTCTTAATTCAGGACTACTTGCCCAGACTACCTTTTCAGGTGCATCATTTAAATTACATGTCATCACACACAAATCGGATAGCTTTAAAGGATATTTGTTTAAATCATTTAAAGTGGTATCCAACATGTACTGCATGTTAAATCCTAAACGACCATAACTGGCTTCCCTAGCTAATAAATCTTTATCATCAAATCTTGTTTCATCTGTAGGTTTACCAATTAAGTCGTGTGTCCAAGTATTATTAATTACAGGTGCTAAATTAGAACCATAACTTTTTAATTGCTGTTCACTTGGATACCTAGCTGTCCAGTATTGAACCTTGTAACCTCTTTCTTGTAATTTATTGTAGATACTTTGTTCAACCTGTGGAGTTCCTAAAAAAACTATTCGTGATGTTTTTGGTTTTATGACTGCTTCAAACTCTTTTATACTTTCGGAGAGCTTGTCTCTCATCAATTGTGTTTGAGTATTTCCTGAAGTTTCAACATCATCTGCAATTAAAATATCTGCTCTAGACCCAGTAATTTGAGAATTTATTCCCAAACTTTTTACACTTGGTTGATGTGAAGCCAACGCAGGAGCAACGTCAAAAGAAATTTTACTCTGGCGTTGTGTCTCCTTAGGATAAAGATGCTCTAATATTGGCATCTCTTGTAGTAGTCTTAAACAAAACGTACTAAAATCATCTGCTCTATTCTTAGAAGCTGAAACTACTAATATGTTGATTTGGGGGTCTAATAAAAGTCTCCACAATACATAAGCTGAAGTAATCCATGATTTTCCACAACCCCTGTAAGCACTTATAATTATTCTTGAACTTCCAGTAGCTAAATAATTAGCTAATGAATATTGAATTGGTGTTGGTTCAGGTAACTTTAAATGTTTCCAAGTAATGTATAGAAAGTTTCTAAAATCTTTTAATTTTTCGTGCATAATTTTATTTTTAAAAAGTTCAAAAAATGACGACATCACTTTTTATTACAACGTCATTAAATAATTATTTGAAGTGGCAGTCGTCTACTTTTCAACAAAGTGGAAAAAAATTTCACTCAAAAATGCAAAAAAGCATTTTCTTTCATCTTATACATATTGCTAATCAATAAAAATTTTTTGCCTTAATCCATTTTACTTGCTCGTTGACGATTTCAAAAAAGTGCCTGTGGTAAAATAGTAATAGTAGAAAAAATATTTGTAATTAATTTGGGATTAAATATTTGGACTACTTAGTTCTTTCAAATCGTGAATAAGGGTCGCAACAAAGGAGATGCATATGAGTGCAACTTTTAGTAAAGCTAAAGGTTATGAAGTTTGGCAAAGACCAAAACTTTTTTATACCTTTAATTTCAATGAAGTATATCGAGTTAAACTTTATGGTTATCAATATACCAAAAAAGGAAACTTCTATATATATCAAAAACAAGGTCACATGCGTTTACATGGTAGCAAGACCAAGATTAAAAAAACTTGGATTTCAGCTAAACCAAACGAATATGACCAAGACAAATCTTTTATAATTCAGTCTGCGATTGAGTATAAAAGAAAAATAATTCGGGAACGAATTGATAAAACTCAAAAAACTATTGATAACATTCCTGAATACACTAAACAGCTTCACGAAAAAAAAGCTGAGTTAGAAAAAGTTCTCCAAAAAGTTTCGGTTGAAACTTATGACTTTGAGTTATGGAGAAAAGATATAATTGAACACAGTTCTAAACCATTAAAAATCTCTGACAGGATTGAAGCTGATAGTTCAGTTACTAGTGTTCACTTTTAATTAACCTGACCTTTATTCACGAATAGTTAAAATTAGTTAGTTTTGACAGGATTTTTTCGTTTTTCTGCAAAAGGCATTTCATCTATTAATTTTTGTAATGGAGAGTTATCTACTGGCAAACTTTCAATTCCATTATCCTTTAAAAACTGACGTGCCACGTTCAAATCTGATGCTTTAACATCTTTTTCTTTAATTCTGTCTAGCAACCTTTCAGCTAATCTTGTGTGAAGTTCTTTTAACATTTCGTCTTGCATTTTTATCTAATATTAGTTCTTACACTGTCTATAAAATTGTAAACACGACCAAACTGCTTATCTATATTCATCAATTCATTTTGCATCATGCTTACTATTGTTTGTATTTCAATTAATGTGATTAATACCCATGTTGATAAACCCATTAATATCGTTCCCAATAATCCAATTAAAACTGTGTTAGTTTTCCTTGTCATCTTTCCTATTGCCTTTGTTCCATCTTTTATTCCATGCCCATACAGAAATTTTTGAACTAACTGTTTCTATAAGTCCTAATAAGAAATCTTTTATTTTTTCCACAAAATTAAATGGAGAAAAGAATTACAGCTACTATTAAAATTACAACAAGTTTAGTTTTATAACCTGTCTTATTCCAAAGAGTTTTTGCTTTTTCCCACATATCAGGTAGTGTCATTTATTATTTATCACTTGGAAACTCAATCCAAATGTCATTCCAAAAATCTTTATAAAATTTCTGTACTTGCGAAGTATATTTTTCAACACTAGCTTTCCAGTCTTTATAAGTTGGAAATTTTAATTCAAAATTAAACATATTTACCCCCATTGTTATTATTGACAGCTTTCGCAACCATCAGTATCGTCAATTACTAAACCGCTATTATTTTCGTAACTTGCATCTTCATTTCTATCTTGTTGGCATTTACATTCTGCACAAATACAATCTGAAAGAAGTCTGTGTTCTCTTTTATCAAGAACGCAATGACAGGCATGTCCACATTTTTTACAAGCTCTATCTATCATTTTATGTAGTTCCAACCCCAAATAAATACTCCAATAAATCCTGCTAAGAACATTAGAACTGAAATAGTTCCTTTAGATTTATTCATAAATTGTTTCAAATCATTAATGTCTTTTCGTTGTTGCTTTATTTCATATAGAATTAAATCCATCTTTGCTTTTGTTACATTTAAACAATTACAAGTTTTTCTTTTAGATTGCTTTTTCATTTTTCATTTTTCTTTTTAGGTTTAGGTCCTTGGGGCTTATTTACTAGACTACTTTTCTTATTTTTTTCTTTTAAAGTTTTTATTCTGTCACCTAAAGACAAAGTTCCTATTGGTTTACCAGATTTTATTTTATTAATGCTTTCTCTTTCTAAAGTAAGCTTATCTTCTTTTGATAAATTCCAGTAATCTTTATATGACTTTAATTCTTTTTTTATTTTCGTTAAAATATTAGCCATTATTTTTTACCTCTTTTTTTTATTTAATTTACTTCCATACTTCTTACTCCAACGTTTGGCTATTTGTGGCTTTTTTTTCCATAAATAACGACGTTGTTTTTCTGATACGAAAGGCATTATTTTCTTTTAATAATATCGGCTCCTTTTAAACCGTATATCGCTGATACCACACCAATAAATAAAGCTTGATACCAGAATGGCATATTATTAAAGTATTCAAAAAACATTTCTACTTTTACCATAATAGTTGGATCGTCAGAAAAAATCGACCAAATTAAAAGCATAATGGGGGCTGACACCAGGATCAAGACAAATTCGTCTTTCCATCCCTTATCCTGCGCATTAAGAATTTGACCTTTATATTCAATTTCCCCACGAGCCATACGTTCTGCGTGTACACGAGCAGCGTCTGACATCAACATCTTTTGTTGTTGCTTATTTTTATAGATATGTACACCAGCCTTTGCTGCCATTCCTAATAAATTAAACCACATTTATATTCTCCTTTTTTAACCATTCGGGAATGTTAAAACTTGGACATTTCTTCTTTTCTTCTACTTCATAATGTCCAATAATTTTAGTTAGGGAATAACGATCTTTTAGATTCAATAATAAATTCGCTAGAATTTTAAATTGACTTTCTGTAAAGTTATTCTCCCATTCTCCCGACTTATTCGAGCCTCCGATTAAACAAATACCGATCGAACAATAATTCACGGCGCGTGCATGTGCACCCATATATTTCTCGGATCGTGCATGTTCCAACATTCCATCTCTCCTGATGATATAGTGATAACCCACATCGTCCCAACCTCGTTCTTTTACGTGCCACTCCCTGATCTTCTCGACTCCAATATCCATATCCTCTGGTGTCGCCGAGCAATGAATAACAATCGTATCTGTTTTTGTTCGAAGTTGCATATATTTATTTTACTCTTTTTTGAGGGATTTGACACTCCTTTTTATCCACGTCAACATAGAGTAATTCCACTAGAGGTGATCTAGCGTTACGAGCTATTTTAGTTCCATCCTTTCTATAATTTCGTGTCTTAATATCGAATAATCTAACTTTTAAAGTCTTTGGATCGAGTGCGATTAAATCAACGGAACTATTTGTTTGATTTCCCTTAAAGACGTGGAAGCCAAGTTCCTGTAAGTAACATACTGATAAATTTTCTGCGAAGCAACCCTTTAGGTTAGAGTTCATCGATTTTGTTATTGGACATCAATT